GGTATTGATCGTATTCCACCGATAGTTGATCATTACTTGATGGGTATTAGAATAGGTGGAAGAGCAAACTTATCAATCAAGAGGTCTTAAAGTGAACTACGGCTATCAATACCCAGCAGGGTTAATTATTACAGACACAAATGCCCACACAGGCAGATTTGGAAAGGTGCATTGTTTGGCAGATGCTGAAGCAACTTTTGTGGCTGAGAACTTAACAGAAAATGGTTCATCAACTATTAACGGCATCACAATGAAAGCATCAACAGAGGTTGAAGGTGTCATTACAAGCATCACTCTTGCAAGTGGTCAGGTTATAGCTTATTCATTATGAGTCTTGCTAATGCACTTAAAAAAGCTGCTAGTGCTTCACTAAAGAAGCTTGGTGGTGATGTGACTATCAGACAGGTAACAGCAGGGGCATACAATACCACTACTGGAGCTATTTCAGAATCTACATCTGATACAACTATTAAAGGTGCATTGAGTGGGGTTTCAAGAAATCAGGTAAACGATTTAATCGAATCACAAGACAAGCTTCTGACTATATCTGCTGGTGATCTTACATTTGCACCAACAACCAAGGACAGAGTGGTAATAAGTAGCGTAGAATTTAAAATTATTCAAGTTATTGTGAATGAGCAGAATAATACACCAGTAAGTTTTGATCTTATCTTGAGGTAGTATGGCCAGACAAATTTCTATCTTGCAAATCCCAAAGGTAATGGAGGAATCTGTAGAAATTTTGGTACAGGCAACTACTTTAGAGTGGACAGCAAGGGTAAAGAAGGCTACACCAGTGAGAGTTGTTTATAAAGGTGAACCAAAAGGAGGAGGGCAACTTAGAAACGCATGGCAAACAGATATAAAAAAATTTAGTGGCACAGTATCAAATAATCTTCCTTACGCAGAGCCTGTCTGTTTTGGTGAAAACTTACCACCTTCTTGGAATAATCAATACCGCACAAGACAAAATACACAAGCTGGATTCCCAGAACTTATTGCAAAAGAACTCCAGACTTGGGCTGATGGTGAATATGAAAAAATCAAACGGAGGTTATAGTGGCTGCTACCGATTTAAATACAGTTAGATCCACAATAGAGGCTAGGTTAGCCACAGAGCTTGCTTCAAGTCCTGCTATTCCTGTCGTTTTTAACAACATGACCTTTGATTCAACAGCAGAAGATACTTTTGTTCAATGTGTCACAAGCTTTGGAAATAACTCATATCTTACTCAAGGAGGGACAACAGATTCTGACAACCAAATTGATGGTCTTGTTTTATTAAATGTATTTACTGAGGAGGGTCTAGGGGCAGGGTCTAACTTTACAATTTGCAAAAGACTTAGGGACTTATACAATAGAATTACAGTATCAAGTGTTATTTTTGATGCACCTATTGGCCCTGAGATTCTTACCTCAAGTCCAGAAGGTAAGTTTCAAACTCAAATCAGAGTCACATTTACAATTTACGAGGATCTTTAATCATGCCAAAACTTGTTATTACAGAAGAAATGCTAGACGCTATAGAAGCTGTTAAAGGCGTAAGAGATCCTCAAATGTATGATCCGAATTGCAAAAGATATATGGAGAATCAAAGAAAATTGAAAAAAGATGTAAAAACTTCCGAAAAGAGTTAATATATTTATAAATCTTTCTTTTTTTTTGTCATGGCAGCTATCAGAGGTGATGTAGGCAAGATCATGTTTCATAATGCGGCTGGAACTGAAGCCGATATTGCTGGAACTAGATCATGGTCATTATCAGTTTCAAAGGATACTTTAGAAACTACAGTTCAAGGAAACACATCAAAGACATTTGTTGGTGGTCTTATATCTGGTGAAGGATCAGCAGAATTAATTTATGACAATGCTGGTAATGCTGACTATCTATCATTTGTTGAAGACATATTAACAACAGGTGATGCTGGTGACGCATTGTTTGAACTGTTCCCTGATAGTTCAGCTAGTTCTAAAAAGTTAGCTTTTTCTGGAATTATTACAAGTGCTGAGTATGGTGCAACACTTGGAGAAACTCAGTTGATAAACATTTCATTTCAGACAACAGGTGCAATAACATCTGACATATAGTAAATTAAAAATACTTCGCATTTAATTTATGGCAGAAAAAAGAACCCTCGACCTTTTAAAGGCAGCTTTTGACCTTTCTAAAAGGCGTAAATTTGACGTTAAAGATGATGACGGCAAAACAGTATGCAGTTTATATTTCAAGGCCATTACAAGGGCAGATAGAGCTAGGGCAACTCAAAGGGCTGGCAGTGATGACCCTTTAGTTGTATCTACACATATGCTTTGTCAGTTGGCAGAGAATGAAGATGGAACAAAAGCATTTAATCCAGCAGAGTTTGGTAATTTACAAAATGAAATACCAGAAAATGTATTGAATGAAATTGAATTATTTTTATTTGGTGTAAATCAAAACGCAACTATTGATAACGCAAAGGAATCTTAAGGGGGGATAACTGGTTAAATTTTGAGTTTTTCCTTGCAACAGAATTAGGTAAGACAGTAAGTGAACTGAGATCACAACTTACAGATGAGGAGTTGATATTTTTTGCTGGATATTATGAATTAAAATATGATAGAGAAAAGAAAGAGGCAGATGCAATCAAACGCAAATCAAGATATAGTTAAAGGAGTTATTGTTTAGTTGTGGCAGTTTCCAATGTAGAACTAAGAGTAGGAGCTACGCAAGCCATAACAGCATTAAAGAATGTAAATACACAGGCACAAAAATTTAATCAAACTGTAAACGGAACACAAAGCAAGTTAAAAGACGCTAATAAAGCTTTACCTATACTTGGAAAATCATTTTTTGGTGCTGGTGCTGGTGCTAAAGGGGCTGCTGGTGGAGTCAGAGCTTTAGGGGCTGCTGTCAAAAGTTCATTATTTTTTATTACTGGAATTACAACTGCTATTGGCTTTGTAACAAAAGCATTTCAAAACTTAGCGGCTGCTGATTTTGCAAGCACAAAAGTCAAAACTCTTGGAGTTGATGTTGATGCTTTAAAACCAAAACTCTCAACTTTATCTAATGAGTTAAGTGGGCAAGCCTCACAACTTGATTTGTTATCAGCATCTTATGATGTGGCCTCTGCTGGCTTTGCTGAGGTTTCAGAGCTTACAGATGTATTAAAAGCTTCACAGTTAGGTGCAACTGGTGGTTTTTCTGAGTTAGCTACAGTTGCTGATGCTACAACCTCTGTCCTCAATGCTTATGGTAAGAGTTCTGATGAGGCGGCTGCACTTATAGATGGATTTATACAAACACAGAATGATGGTAAAATTGTTGTTGATCAATATGCACAACAGATAGGTCGTTTAGCACCTATAGCGGCTGGTGCTGGTGTTGGAATAGATGAACTTAATGCGGCAATATCTACTGTCACTGCAACTGGTGTTCCTGTTGAATCAACCTTTGCTGGATTACGACAAGTTATTGCTGCAATACAAAAGCCGACCAGTGAGGCATCAAAAGCGGCTGAAAAGCTTGGAATAGACTTTAGTGCCACAGCACTTAAAACGAAAGGTTTGGGAGGAGTTTTAGAAGAGCTAGTTGCAAAAGGTGGAGCTAGTGAAGAGACTCTTGCACAGTTCTTTGGATCGGTTGAAGCAAGAACAGCAATATTACCTCTGTTAAATGACCAGTTGGTATCTTTCAATCAAAATTTAGCAAATCAAGCAAATGCACAGGGAGTAGCTGCCAAAGCTGCATTTGAAGCACAAAATACAATTCAAGGGCAACTGCAAAGACTTGGGGCTGCATTTACAAACCTGACAACAGAAGGATCTGAGTTTGGTATTGCGATAAGAGAAGTTTTAAAAATTACTGCTGTCACTGTTGAAGCTTTAAAAAGTGCTTTTGAAATTACCATACTTGCACCAATACGTTTGATTGTAGGTGCTGTCAAGCAGATTGGTACTGTTATAGGTGAGGCTTTAGGTATAGATGCTACAAATACATTATTTAATTTAGAACAGGGGTGGATAGGTATTAAAGAGGCAATCACAGAGTTGGTGGGTGAAGCTGAGTTTATAGGCAAAGTAATTGGCGGTGTAATTGCAGTGACTGTGAGAAATGTAATTAAGTTACAAAAGAGTATAGTGAATGGTTTTATTACAGCAACACAGCCAGTAGTTAATTTTTTTAGAGGTGTAGGACAATTAGTTTCTGGAACTGCACAAAGAATAGTAAATTTTTATGCCGCAGCGTTTAGAAAAGTTGTTCAACTTATACCAGAACCACTTAGAAAATTACTTGGAGGTATTGAATTACCAAAAATAAATTTAGACATTGAAATACCAAAATTTCCAAATCCATTCAAAAAATTAAAAGAGGGTGTAGATAAATTAATTCCAGCAGTCATTGAATATTCTGAAGTGGAAAGAACAATAACAGATGAAAATAACAAACAACTAGATGCAAAAAATAATATTGTTAAAACAATTCCCAAAATTAAAACAGGAGTAGAGCAACTTACAGAATCAGAAAAAAAAGCAAAAGAAGAGGCAGAAAAACTTCAAGAAACTTTTAAAGAAATTGGTTCATCTGTAAGAAATGATTTAGTAAATAATCTCACAGACGCTATTACTGAAGGAAAAAATTTCGGTGATTCCATGAAAAATGTACTAAATAACCTCAAAAAACGATTAGTTAATCTTGCTATAGATAGGGCTATTAGTGGAATTGGTAGCTCTTTAAGTGGTGGTAAAGGTTTTACAGGATTTTTAGGTGGATTGCTTGGTAAAAGAGAAAGAGGTGGCCCTGTTTCTGCTGGTGGTGCATTTTTGGTAGGGGAACGAGGGCCTGAGATTTTGCAGATGGGTTCAAAGGGTGGCAATATTATTCCAAACAGTGCTATTGGTAAAGGTGGCGGCACTACTACTAATCTAGTGACTGTGAATGTAGATGCCTCTGGCTCATCTGTCTCTGGTAACACTGCTGATGCAAACCAACTTGGACAGGTTATTGGCCAAGCTGTACAGGCTCAACTCATTAAAGAAAAACGTGCTGGAGGTTTATTAACTAGATAAATGGCAACTTTTCCCTCTATCAGTCCGACCTACGGAATGAGAAAAACAAGTTCACCAAGAATAAGGACAACTTCTTTTGGTGATGGATATGAATTTAGGGCTTTGTTTGGCTTGCCTTTAACACAAGATCCAAAAGTATATGATTTGACTTTTAACGTATCAGAAACTGAAGCTGATGTAATAGAAGGGTTTTTGCGAAGTCGTGTAAACGATCAGGCAAGCTTTACATTTACTCCACCAGCAGAAGGTAGTGTTCAAACAGGCACTTATTCACAGTCAAGCAGTGCAACAGTGACTATAACTATTGCAAATCATGGCCTTGCTATCGGTGATGTTGTAACTATTGACTATACATCTGGATCAGCTACTGATGGAGATTTTGTTATTGTTACAACTCCAACAGTAAACACTTTTACTGTCACAGCAGCGTCATCTGGTACAAATAGCGGTAATGTTTCTGTAACTTTATCTGGTGCTGGTCAATATGTTTGTCAATCTTGGACTAAATCAATTCCATATAATAACAGGGCAACTTTAAACTGTACTTTCAGAGAGGTTTTTGAACCCTAATGGCAATACCAACAGCAGAACTACAAGCTTTATCAAATAAATCAATTATTGAACTTTATTCAATTACTTTAGTTTCTGCTTTGCATGGATCAACAGATGTAACTAGGTTTCATTCTGGTGTGGGTATGAACAGCAATGCAAATATTATCTGGCAGGGCAACACATATACAAAGTTTCCAGTTATAGCAGAAGGTTTTGAATATGTAGGTCGAGGAACTTTACCAAGACCAACTCTTACAGTTTCTAATGTTCTGGGAACTATCACAGTATTAATGACAACTGTAAATGCAACAACTCCTTTTAATGATTTACAAGGGGCTAAATTAATTCGTCATAGGACAATGGCACAGTTTTTAGACGCTGCAAACTTCCCATCAAATCAGAATCCTTTTGGTACACCTTCAAGCACAACAGAACTACCTCAAGAAATTTATTTTATTGATAAAAAAGTTGTTGAAAATAGAGAAGTTGTTCAGTTTGAATGTGTTTCAGCTTTGGATCTTGAGAATATTCGTGCGCCAAAAAGACAAGTAACTAGAAAAGATTTTCCTTCAGTTGGTACTTTTACATGAGTTGGAAAGACAAAGCTGCTGAATATGCTGTTGAGTGCCTTCCTAAAGAGTCTTGTGGTTTGTTAGCGATAATTAAGGGCAAAGAAACTTTCTGGCCTTGTGAGAACCTATCAGAAGCACCTGACGAATACTTTGTTATGTGTCCTGATTCATGGGCTGAATGTGAGGATCAAGGAGAGCTTATTGGTATAGTTCACTCTCATACTTATGGGTCTGCCCTACCATCTGATGCTGATAAAGCATCTTGTGAGCATTTGGGCTTACCTTTTTATATTTACAGCGTAGAACATAAAGACTGGTATAATTTTAAGCCTAGTGGTTATAAGTCAGGGCTTTTTGGGAGGACTTGGATATGGGGTAAGCATGATTGTTGGTCATTAATAACAGACTATTTCTTAGAAAAAAAACAAATAAAGTTAAAATTTTGGCCTAGACCAAAAAGCTTAAAAACATTTGCAAATAATCCATATTTTGAAAAAGTATTAACAGGTTCTGGATTTAAAGAAGTAGACAAAGACGATATACAAGAAAATGATGTTTTATTAATGGAAGGGGCAGAAGAAAAACTTAATCATGTTGCTTTGTACATAGGAAATCAAACAATTTTTCATCACAACATAAAACAGTTGAGTTGTAGAGAGATATATGATTTAAAATATATACAAGCAACAAAAAAAGTTTTTCGATATGCAGCTTAGAAAGCTTACAGTTTATGGAAGGCTTAGACAATTTCTAGGTCAATCACATTTTGATGTTGCTGTTAATAATCCAAGACAGGCTTTTGCTTTTTTGATTGCAAACTTTCCAGAAGTGGAAAACCATATGACAAATCAGTTGTATAAAGTAAAAATGGGAAATTTAGAGATAACAGAGCATTTATTAGAAGTAAGAGGTGATGGAGATATAAAAATTATTCCTGTTGCTGTAGGTGCAAAAGGTGTTGTTTTAGGTGGTTTATTAACTGCTGGTGCTAGTAGTGTGGGAGCAATTACGGCTGGATTTCTTGGTAGTGCTGTTGGAGGTCTTGTAGCAAGTGGATTAAGTGCCATAGGTACATCAATGCTAATTGATGGAGTTACAAGTATTATTGCACCAACTCCACAAGTGCCAAACTTTGCCGCTGCTGATTCATTATCTGATAATGATCCAAATGTACAAGTGAATTTTGGTTTTAACTCAATT